ATAGGAGAGCACCACGTACGTGTATTGGAGTACCCTTTACAAATACTGTAGCAGTTCCTTTAAACTTTGCAATATTATTACAACCACGAGGAAATGCAATGTCTTCGGGTGGTAACATTTCAAATTCTGATCTGAACTTAGCAATGTAATCTTGTAAATCAGACTCATTACCGTTCATAGTTACTTGTAATGCTTCTTTAATAGCAACACGACAGGCAGCAGGGGTCGATGATTTAACTGCTTCGATACCCATCATCTTTAGTTTAGGTTCATCATATTGAACACCCTCACTATTCCACACATTGAGGATGTATCTCTTCTTAGCAGTCCAGATGCCTTTGTTAGCGATGTTCTCTCGCTTCATAAACATCTTTTGTTCGTATGCGTTTACAAAGGTTGCCAGTTCTTCATAAGAATTCGTAATATACTTTTCAAATTCCACATCACACACCTTTTCAAGGAACCTGAGAATGCTCGTATCGCTTTTCTCTCTGCCCTCGAATATAGTTTCAACCAGAGGACCCAAATTAAGATAAATGGAATCGGTATCAGAAGCAATAACATAATCAATCTCCTTAGTTTTTAAAATTTTGTTAATGTAAGAGTTCATTTTGTTTTCTATCCAACGAATAGATAACTGACCTGACAATGTGATTGCTTCAGCATTGGCAAGACTATAGTATCGGAAGTATTGATTTCCGACAGCACCATAGGCACTGTTCAGTTGAATCTTACGTGCCATCTGGTTATTGTTAAAGGCAGATATGTCATCTAGTAGTGCCTTATCTTTAGTCTTTTCATACTTCTTCTTAGCAGCAATCATTTTTTTCTTATAGATCACACGTTCATCATAGATCTTCTTCATCATCTCTGGTAAGAAACCGTGCTTATCTTTTCTATACTGAGCACCATTAGCACATACACAATACTTACCAACTTGTATATCTTTATCTAACATCTTATCTACAGTTGCGTGAGGATGTCTTTCATCTACAAGTGTTTCTGGAGAAATATTATATTGCATAATGAGATGTGGATACAGACTATTCAAATCAAATGATGCAACCCAATCGTACATACCAGGTTTAGGATCTTTTACATATGCTCCTGCATATTTGTCATTCTTACTCTCTTCTCTTTTAGGTGGCACACATATCTTTTTCTTCTTTAGATAATTGTAGATGAGGGTATCCCACATACGAACCTGAGAATATACATCTGTAAAATTAACCTTGGCATCATAAGACATAGTAACTGCTAGTTCAAGAAGTTTCATCTTCTCTTCTAATCTGTTAACAAGTTCAACGTCAAGGATGTTGTACTTTACAAACTTATCCCAATCTTTAGTATAGAAATCTTTGAAGTTTTCATACTCAGTGTGATCTAACTTACCTTGTCCAAGTTCTACATTAGCAATATGTTCTAGTCTGTATGACTCTTGGTTTGTATATGTAAATTTACGATAGAGATCAAGGTAGTCAAGAATACTAATACCAACTAATTCATATGCAAGGTTCCTACGACCTTGAATATAAATCTCACGCATATTTACTTTGTTCCAAGGTGACAAAGAAGACATAAACTTCTCACCAAGTATCCTATCTAATCTTCTACAAAGATAAGGTATATCATATAAATTACAGTTCCAACCAGTAATAATGTCAGGTGTATATTGCACCCACCAGTGAATAAAATCATCTAACATCTTCTGCTCTGTATTAAAGTAGCGATAGTTAGTGCCATTACCATTATACTCACGAGTTCCCCAAGTAATAAAATTACCAGAGGCATAGTCTTTGATAGTAATACAGAGCATCTTTTCTGCTGCTGCTTCTACATCAGGGAAACCATTCTCACATTCAACCTCGATGTCAATCGTATAGATCTTCATATCTTTTAAACTGAAAGAGATGTCACTTGGAAATCTCTCGCTGATCCACTGATATATGAAGCGTTCATATCCGTGAACCTCAAACTTATCTACACCTTCATACTTTCTTAAAAATTCTCTTGCTGCTTTAGCACCATCGTGCTTGACCTCTGCCATTGGTTTACCATCGAGAGATCTCCAATCACCTTGTGGTGATGGTACAAACAAACTTGGTTTGATTATGTCTTTATATGTTACTGGTTCTCCACCCTCATACCCTCGGCAAAGGATGGAATCACCCAACAATGTCACATTAGTATAGATTGAACTCAAAGTGCCTTCTTGTAGTTTTTAATAGTATCTTCTGATGGATCTACTATAGTCAAAACAACATCAGAAGTCAAGAACAAATCTCTTTGATCTGAATAAAGAGGATACTTTTCAAAAATTAGTTCACCGTCTTTTCCTGTAACTTGATAGCAGTTAGTAATTAAGTAAGATGGTTCTTCATCTAACTCAGTCACTTCCCCCATCAGATACATCTGGTTCCTCAGAATTATTAGTTTTAACGGATTCATTGTGATGGTTCTCCACGAGTGTATTCCACTTACCCTCAACTTCTGGGTGTGGTGTGTAAATTGTTGATACGTTATTAAGAACTACTAAGGTTCTATTGTTTAACGATAAAGGTATCCAAGGAAATAATTCTAATTGTAAATCATTTATTTTCTGTGGATCTGAAGAGTTTTTGTCTGCGAACATTTGTTCTGCTGTACAATCTATCGTAATTTGATAGGGGTTTGTCAACATATAACCTATAGGTGTGTAATGTTCTTTGTCAGGATATGCTTCCTGTACTTCAGCTATTACGTCCTCTCCGTTGAGCATTCTTACGATTTTTACGGTCATAATTTTTTTCAAATAATTCGTTGTAAACTCCACGAACAATGTCAGTCATTGCTTTACGTGCAGTAATGTTCTTTTCTTCTGACAATATCCGAGCATAAGTCAGAATATCGTCAACCGCTTCGGTAGGAACATCAAGAGTAACACTCTCATATTCTCTACACTCTCTCGGTGTACAGTTTAAATAATGATTCATAGAAATAAAAAAGAGACCCTCTGGTCTCTTCTGTTTTAATAAGATGGTTCAAGATCGTGTGGATCAGGTTGATCTACTACCACTGAGTACGTAATATCATCCCAGTAAGAACGATATATGCGACCCCATATTACTTCAAATTCTTCATCGTCAAGGTTTTTAAATAGACAACGATCTTTTAAGTAAATGTGATACGTTTTCATAGTAGAAGTTACTCTCCTAAAGTATGTATAACTGGTTTCTCATACTTGAGAATTTTATACAACTCTGGATTCTCTGCTGTAGACACAGGAATAAATTCTTGATCAGCATTGAATCCTTCAAAACGTTCTGCCTGATTAATTACTATTGAACCTGTCTCTCCTGATACTGATCTATGGAATGTTTCTCTAGGTATTACCAGAGCACCACTATAGATGTTTAAATGCACAATATGATATGGGCATTTCCAGTTATAGTTTACAAGTTCAAAAGTTCTTTCACCTGATAATACACGGTTATGATCCTGTTGATAGCGATGTATGTAGAATTGTTTTGCACCTACCATATCATCTGGAGGTGATACAGCAGCATTAGTATGTACTACTAAGTCTTGTGCATTAGATTCTTCAACAGATATATCATAGAAAATGACATCAGGTGTTTCTCTGAACACCCGATGCCTTCTAAAATTCACATCACTCATACTATTGGTGGATCGAACATTAACGTTAATTGTTCGATGCTAATATTATACACACCCTAGGACTCTTTGTCAACACCTAGGTAATCTTTTCTCTGATGGTACTCTGGTACTATCTTTTTGAGATCAACTGTTAGTAGTCCATCCTCAAACGCTACACTCTTGACTTCAGAATCGTCAGTAAGTTTCCATACCCTTTCAAAAGATCTTCCTGCAAGACCTCTATGGAAATACTCTACGTCTTCTTTATCAGCTTTTGTTCCTTCTACGTGTAGTTGACCATACTCTGTATAGACTTTCACCTCATCTTTCTTGAATCCTGCAAGAGCAATCTCTAGTCTGGACTCGTGATTGTTAAGATTTATAATGTTGTATGGTGGATAGGTCTGATTTGGTACATCCCAAACAGAATTAAAAAAGTTATCGAATCCAATGCTGTTCTTTGTGATCTTATCAAATAGATCAGGTAAGTCAGAAGCTTGGTATCTTTGAATAGTCATAGTTCTCCTTAATAAGCGAGTTGTTAGTGTGAACCCTTTCGGCATTCACCTATATTTAGTACAGGGGTATCAATATAGCAAGTACGGTTCTCCGTGAACATAAGAATAGGTATATATAACATAGGATCATTATCTCAAGAAAATGAAAAAAGCATTCATCGCTTTTGGTATTTTGGGAATGTTGAGTCCATTGGCAGCACGTGCCGATTTGACTCATAAATTGACAAGTTCAGTCCAACTACAAGTTGACGCAGGCTATACTTCAGTATCGAGAGCAGCGAACTCATATAGTACCAGTGGATCTGGTGTGAGCACAACTATTACACCGACAGGTGGTAGTGCTGCTAGTAATCTAGGTGGTATCTCAGCAGTCAGCACAGCAGGAGTTGCTACTTTTGCACTGCCTGACACAGCACAGACTACCCAAGGTAACGCATACAGCTTCACACAGAACATAACAACTGGTGACGCTATTGTAACTACTGCTGCTGATGTAGGTGACGTAAACGGTTACAGTAACACAGTTTCTACAGCACCTGGTACTGCTGGCAGTCTTGCTGGTACAATCAGCACTGCTGGAGCAATGGCACTAACAGCTGGTGGAAGTGGAACCACAGCGACTGGACAGTTTGTCACCGAAGTTACCATACGTTAAACCCCTATATATAATATGAAACGAATAGGACTCCTACTATTATGTTTCTTTGGTGTACCATTGAGAACCCTTGCGGTGCCTGTGGTCCCGAATTTCCAGCAAGGCTCTATGACTTCCCATACGGAAACTGAGTCTACAGTGACGGAGACCATAAACAGTATAGATTATCGTACAGGATGGGAATACGCAGTGACAGGGACAGGGGTTTCCAACAACAATCAACCTCTCAACCCACCAGTGAATACATCAACAGTGACAGTAACACCGTCAACGTTAAGCACTTCGACAAACGGAGTCAGCGTAACAGGGTCGGTAACAAGTTCGTTCGACAACTTAGACTTCTCTTCACAGAACAACTTCACTATGACAAACCAAGGGGAACCGTTCCAATTTACTCAAAGTTATCAAGGACCTGGGATGACCAACCAGACAATAATACAAAGGGTCACAACTATAAGAAGCGTCACAGATACAACAAGTACATTTACCCAGTAATAGCAACGGTTCTCAGCGTTCAATGTTTACCTTTACGTGCTGAAAACGTTGGAGGTGTATCTGCTACTGCAAACCCGATTGCCAATTCTTCAGGCTCAGTAACCAACCAGGCAATACAAGTTTTACAAGGACCGTATATAACAAACACATATGGTGGTGGTGTGCAATGTCAAGGTGCAACGTTCAACCTTACACCATACATCCAGTTTGCAGACTCAAGGAAAGATCCTTGGGTCGATTTTTATAATGAACCACAATATGATATGACCGACTTCACTGGTCGTACTACACAACAGACAGTTACTGTTAAAAACTATCCTTGGGAGTCTTGGTATGACACAAGGACAAAGGCAGATGGAACTAGATGGTTTCCTGATGGTGAAGATATGGAGATCACTGTAGATGTAAATGGTCCCGATGGAAGACCAGATAATCCAGGTAATGTTCTATGGAATAAACCTGTACGAACTGATATGTCTGCAAACCAATCATTTAATGCTGGTTTATCTGCTACTCTATCCATACCACTTAACAAGAAACTACAACAGCAATGTCACGAAGCAGCACAAGCACAGAATGATTTGCAAGCACAAGCCCTTGCCAACAAGAGATTAGACTTTGAGATCGCAAGATTAAAAAATTGTGGTGAATTGAAAAAGGCGGGAATAATGTTCCATCCAAAGTCTCCATACTTCGCTGTGTGTGCTGACGTTGTAGTTACCACACCAGGTGGTCAATTACAACCACATAGTCATAACATACCTAACCCTAAGTGGATTGATCCTTCTTCTTCTTCATCTTCTGATAATCAATCTCAGGTAATCCCTTCTTCTTCCGATAAAGATTTGTCTTCAGTTCCTTTTGAGAAGGATGATAAACAGAACCCCCTAGTTTCTTTTT